AGGGCAGGCAAGCGGCGGTTGTCAGAACATCTAAAAAATTTTACACCGCTATTTTAACTAAAGCGGAGGGAAAAGTCAATGGAAAATGAAAAAGAGCTGCTTGACAAGTTGATAGATGCACGGATTTCTTTGGAAGGCCTTGAAAAAGAGGCCAATGAAAATGGCATCTGGACTGAATTTCAACTTACTTATTCTAAAAAGCTACAAGTTACCAGTGGAATTGAAAGGCTTGCGGAAGCGGCAGGAGCGTCCTTAAAGGGCGAGCCTTACCAAGGTGAATGTTTCCACTATTTGGCCTCTTTTAAGTATAAAGGCATTGAATTTTTTGAACTTTTAAAGGAGGCGCCCCATGAAGATAACGAATAAGCAGGGACTTCCAGAAGCTTTTGTGCAAATGGCGCAGAGTAACTACCGCCCTACCCCACGCCGATACAGCGCGACCGCCCTGCTGAAAGGCGTGCGCGAGGTAATCCTTGAGCGCCGGCATGGGGATGAAATCCAGGAAGACGTCTCCGACATGATATGGATGCTCTTCGGGACGGCGGTACACAGCATTCTTGAACGGCAAAAAACCGGCGCCGACCAGATTAAAGAAAACTACGTCGTAATGCCGGTTGGAGATTACTCCGTTTCCGGTAGGTTTGACCTTTTCGATTCCACAACAAAAACCGTTACGGACTATAAAACCTGCTCTGTATGGAAAATCATTCATGGCGAATTCGATGACTGGAAGAAGCAGCTGCTGATTTACGCTACCATCATGCGGCACGTAGGATATGACGTAAGGCATGGCCAGATAGTGGCCTTGATGAAGGACCATTCAAAAAGCAAGGCAAAGTTTGACCCTACCTATCCACAATTCCCGGTAAAAACTATCAAATACGATTTTACCGACAAGGACTTTCAGGAAATCGATGCCTTCATTCATGACCGGATTTCACAGCTTGCCAAAGCGGAAAAGCTACCGGATGACAAACTGCCTATCTGCACCGCAGAAGAACGGCTGAACGCAGGCGATAAGTTTGCTGTTATGCGGAAAGGCCGCAAGTCGGCCCTGCGTGTAGTAAGCAGCCGACAAGAGGCCGAGGAGTACATGCAGAAGCACGGCGGAGATTACATACAGACGCGGCCCGGCGAGGACAAAAAGTGCAAGGATTACTGCTCCGCTTGCCAATTCTGCAATTACTATTGTGAGCACATTAAGGGGGAAAGAAAATGAAAATTGCAGAGCAACTTTCTGAAATTCAGGTAAAACTCAGAGCACCGAAAAATCAGCATAATTCTTTTGGAAACTATGATTATCGAAGCTGTGAGGACATTTTAACAGCTTTAAAACCTTTGCTGAAAGAACAAGGAGTTACCCTCACTCTGGACGATTCGGTAGAGCCCATCGGAAACAGGATATATATCAAGGCTACAGCAAAGCTACAAAATTTCGATGGTGAGGTGATTGAAAATCATGCCTTTGCCCGCGAGGCCGAATCAAAAAAAGGCATGGATGATTCGCAGATTACCGGCACGGCTTCCAGCTATGCCCGCAAGTATGCCTTAAATGGCCTATTTCTGATTGACGACACAAAAGACCCTGATTCAGACCAGTACAATAAGCAAACTGGCCAAAAGCAGCAAGAGCCGCCTACTGGTCCGCAGGGGACGGCTTGCACGGCAAACGAAATTAATGCCCTGCACAATGAAATCGTCCGTGCAGGAGGGACAGAGGAAGCGTGGCTTGACTTTGTAGGAAAGCATGTGAAATCCGGGCCGAAACCTAAGAAGCTGGAAGATATTACAAAAAAGGAATTTGTCTGGTCTATGGAAATCCTGGGGAAGCGGGAATCGAAAGCCGCTGAATCTAAATGAAGATTCAGTTCGATAAAGCCCGCTGGTCGCAGGAATCGGATGGATTCTGGCTTTCAATCCACGTCACGGCCCCGGCACAGGCAAAGCAGTTTGTATCCGGGATAAAACACGATAAACTCTACGATGCCGACCTTAAAATCCACCGTGAAAAACGTTCACTTGATGCCAATGCTTATTTCTGGGTTCTATGCGGAAAGCTTGCATCTAAAATCCATATTCCGATGAATTCCATTTACCGGCAGTACGTCAAGGACATCGGGGACAATTTTGAGATTATCCCCATCCGGAATGACGCGAAGGAAACATGGATTAGAAACTGGAAGTCCCGCGGCCTTGGTTGGATTTGTGAAGAACTTGGCAAAAGCAGGATTCCGGGCTTCACCAATATAATCTGCTTTTACGGGTCATCAGTTTACGATTCTGCGCAGATGCACCGGCTGATAGAGCTTGTCGTGCAGGATTGCAAAGACCAGGACATCGAAACCGCGACGCCGGCAGAGTTGGCCTTAATGGAGGAACGATATGCACAAGCAAACAAAAGCATGTGATATTCCAAAGCACGTTAAGGACGTTGTTTGGGAAAGAGACTCACACCGCTGTTGCATCTGTGGCTCCCCTGCCGCCGCCCCGTGCGCGCACTTTATAGCCCGGTCACATGGCGGCCTTGGCATTGAAGAAAATATTGTTACGCTCTGCGCCGATTGCCATAGAGCCTACGACCAAAGCCCGGCACACGAATGGTACAAAACCGTTATTCGGAGATACCTGAAAAGCAAGTATCCCGGTTGGGATGAAAGGCAACTTGTCTATCGAAAATATGGAGGAAAACTATGAGCTTGAATGTATCTGTTTTAATGGGCCGTCTTGTGCGCGACCCAGAACTGCGCCACACATCGAATGGAATATCTGTCACGTCGTTTACCCTTGCAGTTGACCGCGATTACTGCCCAAAGGGGCAGGAGCGACAGGCCGATTTCATCGATGTGGTTGCGTGGCGCAAAACTGCCGAATTTGTCTGTACTTACTTCAGCAAAGGGAAAATGGTAGCCGTTCAGGGCCCAATCCAGACCAGAACTTATACCGACAAATACGGCAATAATCGCAAGGCGGTAGAGATTGTGGCCGACAAGGTTCATTTTGCCGAACCAAAGCGGGGCGCTGCGCCTGAAAGCAACAATCGTACATATCAGACTGCCGAGAAAACGCCAGACATTTCAGGTCCAAGCAGCCCCGCCAAAAGCGGCTCGGACGACTTTGAAGAGGTAGGAGACATTTCAGACGATGACCTTCCATTTTGAGGTAACGCCATGAACATCATTGACTATATCCCCGAAGGACAATCCAATGCTATCAGTCGCCGGGCACTCTGCGCAGCAACAGGGCTGCCCGACCGGATGATGCGAAAAGAGATTGAGCGTGCCAGGCAGGAACACGCTATCCTCAATTCGCAGGACGGCTCCGGGTACTTTCGCCCAGCGCCTGGGGAGGCTTATCTCATTGAACGCTGGTTAAGGCAGGAGCGCAGCCGGGAAAGATCGGTCAGAGATGCCACCAGAGGCGCGGAGAAGGCTCTTTTTGGCGGGAGTCGTGAACTTATCCCGGTACATGCTTATGTGCGCAGGAAGCGGCGCAGGGAGGACGAGAGGCCGCAGGTAGAAGGGCAGACAACATTAGGAAATGCTTAAAATTAACAATTTTATAACCTTGGGAAGGAAAAACCATGAGCGCGTCAAACACTGAGTGCGAAAAATGTGCCTGCTTTCGCTGTCCGCGCAAATCCGAATGCTCCTATGGCGACTGGACGCTGGAAGAATGGTGCAGTCGGGCAAAGGACCATTACTGCGGTGACTGCTTTCAGCCAGAGTGCGAAAAATCTATGCAGACACGGTTAATGGTTTGAAGGTGATAAATTGGCAGAGCGAAGAATGTTTGCGAAAACGATAGTCCTTTCTGATGCTTTCTTGGATATGCCGCTTTCGGCCAGGTGCCTTTATTTTACGCTCGGAATGTTTGCGGATGATGATGGATTTGTAAACGGCCCAAAGTCCATCATTCGGCAATGTGGGGCATCGGAGGACGACCTGAAAGTTCTGGTTGCAAAAAGATTCGTGCTTCCATTTGAAAGCGGCGTCATCGTAATTAAGCACTGGAGGATTAATAACTACCTTCAAAAAGACAGATACAAGGAGACAAAATACTTGAATGAAAAATCACAACTTGTGCTTGAAAAAAACGGAGCCTATTCGGAATGTATACACAGTAACTGTATACCCAGTATAGGTAAGTATAGGTTAGATAAGGATATAGAAAAAGAGAGTATAGAGAAAAAGGCGCCTTCGGCGCACCGCTCTCAAAAGTTCATACCGCCAACCGTGGATGAGGTAAGGGCGTACTGTACCGAAAGAAAAAATAACGTAAATCCCGAACGCTTCGTTGATTTCTATTCCTCAAAAGGCTGGATGGTCGGTAAAAACAGGATGAAGGACTGGAAAGCCTGCGTCAGGACATGGGAACAGAGAGACAAGCAGGAAAAAGGTAGCAATAAGTCAAACCACTCTCCCACCTTCGACATTGACGAGTATGAGCGTGAGAGCATCTATGACACGAAGGAGGCCGAAAAATGAGCGCCGTATTTATTCCGAACTTCCTGTCCGCAAAAAGCCGCAACAAGTACCACGCCGTGAAAACCACGGTGGACGGAATCACATTCGATTCCAAAGCCGAGGCGAAAAGATACATAGAACTAAAGCTGATGCTTCGCGCGGGGCAGATTAAGAGCTTCAACCGGCAGCCGTCTTTCCTGTTGGCGGGAGGCATCCGGTACAGGCCGGATTTCATCGTGTGGGACGGAAAAAGCGTGTGGGTGGAGGACGTCAAGGGGATGTCTACGGCGGTCTTCAAGGTCAAAGCGGCGGAGTTTCGCGAGAAATACCCCTACCTGGAATTGAGGATAATCAAATGATTTTATATCACTTCTGCGCGACGTTCAGCAAAGACGGAATTTTGAGCGAAGGAATCAGGCTTGGCCAATTTGCCTATTTTCACGACGGGGATTATCAATTCATTCCGAAATGCCAATGGCTGACGAAAGACCCGGACCCGAAAAATCAAAGCTGGGCGACGCAGCATCTGATTGACTATAGCCGGACGGCTTATCGAATGACCGTGAATATTCCTGAAAGCTATCACAAGAAACTGATTCGAGCCGCCGACTTTGTGCGAAACATGCCGGATGAAGCAAAATCCGTTATCTGCGGATGGCCCGGAAGCAAGAACTGGTACATATTCCGGGGCGATATCCCGGCAAAGTGGATTGTAGGCTGTCACAGGATGGAGGAAATAAAACAATGGAGAGACTGACAGATAATGCCCAGGGATACTGCGAAATGTATTGTGATTCATATAATTCATGTTTCAATCCGGATAATTGCAAAAAACAAAAGGAAATTGCAATGTATAACAAACTCCGTGATTATGAAAACTCGAGGTTCACGCCGGTAGAAGTTCGCAAAATTGCAAACAGACGGCTTATCGATAAGGACTTGCTGCTTGAAACTTTTGGTCAGTACGTCAAACGGCGGGGGAACATAATTTATACGGAAATGGGCCTACAGGACATTCTGGACATTGTCGAAGACGCACCGGAAGTTATCTCTATCGAAAAGGACGGTGAAAAATGATGCCATTCAGCGAATTTAACAATCAATGCAAAGCCTGTATTTGTCCTGGGTGCGACCTATTTCAGTCGAATGAATGTTTAGACGGGAAAGATTGTTGCGAGAAGTGCGACAATGGAGCTGCTACCTGCGACTGCCCATTTTATACCGGCGAAGATGGAGGCGAATCCGATGGATGATACTGTGAACCGCCCACCCCATTACAACGCCGGACAGATAGAGTGTATCGACGCCATAGAATCCGCAGTTACTGGGCTCTCTGGGATTGAAGCCGTCTGTACGGCAAATGCAATTAAGTACCTCTGGCGTTGGCCCCGTAAAGGCTATGCGGAAGACCTGAAAAAAGCGGAATGGTACATCGAAAAGTTAATTTCTGTGCTGGAGCGTGATTCGGTTGAAAAGCATTGAAGAAAAAGCACTGATTCATCTCCTCTGCAACATGTACTGGACGGGACGAGAATGGAACTATTCCCAACTTAAAGCCAAAGTAGATGCGGGCATAGATCAATACAAGCAAAAGCAGAGGGATGCTGCCTTGCTTAAAGACAAGCGAAAGTACACCTTGGGAGAAGACAAGGCTATCCTAAAATCCAAAAGCATCAGAAAAACGGCTGAAATACTCGGCAGGACGCCGGCCTCAGTATACGGCCGCAGGAGAAAGTTGAGGGGATTGGGAAGATGAATTACATACTTAGCGGAAGCATCGTCAAAGCCTGTGCAGGAATCGTTGGGGCCTCTCCGCAGGCAGAACCATATAAATCCGCAATGGGAGCGTGGTAAAGCATGAACCGCAGGGATTGCCTGGTACAGTACGCCGCGCTGAAGGCGGAAATCATCCAGATTATGCGGGAAATCAGCAAACTATCCAATGCTCCGGCGCACTTTGCATCGGACAGCGTGCTCGCCTCTCAGGCGCATGAGCCCTACCAGAATCGGCCCATCCCGGTGTACGGCAACGTTCAGGACGCGGAGATTCAGGCTGAGATGCAGCAGCTGGTGAAGAAATATCACAGCATGCTGATTAGGCTGTACCGCGAGAAAAATGCCGCAGAGGATTTTCTTGAGACGGTATCGAATCCAGTCGACCAGATAATCCTGCGGGGGCATTATGTCGACGGAAAGCCGTGGAAGGACGTCGCGGCGGATTTGTCCGAAAACTCCGGGCGGGACTACTCGGAAGATGCGGTCAGAAAGCGCGCAAAAAGATTTTTAGAAAAACTTTGAGAATGTCCGATATGTCCGTTGTCAAGGGTATATACTTAGTACGATGCAAAGTGTAGCTATACAATACTTTGCGGGTCAAATGGATTACAAGGGCTCTGGCTTTTAACCTCCTTTCCTTCAGCGCCGCCCGGTAGCTCAGGCGGCGCTTTGATATGCGGCCACCAGTACCGTCGGTGCAATTCCGGCAGGCCGCAACAATGAGACCCGCCGCACCTCTCGACTTCGACGATGTGGCCCAGCGCGGGACAAATATCCAAGCGCATTGCCGAAGCGGTGCGCTTTGCCGGGCGCCCCTTTCAGGCGTCCTTTTTCATACTCATTTTCGGGAGGTGATAACGGTGACGAACAAACAGAAACGTTTCTGCGAGGAATACCTCGTCGACCTGAACGCGACGCAGGCGGCAATCCGGGCCGGGTACAGTCCGGCGACCGCCGGAAGCATCGGAAATGAGCTCCTGAAGAAACCTGAAATCCGCGCGCGCGTCGACAAGGCCATCGCCGCCCAGTCCCGGCGCACCGGCGTCACCGCCGACCGCGTCGTCCGGGAGCTTGCCCGCGTCGCCTTCGCCAACTCGCAGGACGTGGTCAACTACGATGACGCGACCATCAAGGGCACCGCCGCCCGGGACGACACCGCCGCCGTCGCTTCCGTGCGGGTCAAGACCATACCGACCAAGGATGGCGACGGCGTTGAACGCGAGGTCCGGATGCACGATAAGCTCAAGGCGCTGGAACTGCTGGGGAGGCACCTCGGGATGTTCACGGACAACCTGCATTTGGATGGAGATGTCGGGGTGACAATTGTTGACGACATACCAAAAGCCGACAGTCCGCCTGACTGATGCCATTGCGCCGGCATTCTATCCGGTCCATCGGGACATTCTGGCCGGCCGGCACACATACTACAAGCTCGGCGGCGGCCGTGGCAGTACAAAATCTTCATTTGCCGGCGTGGAAATCATCCTCGGGAT